CCCCTTTAGTTCGTTATCTGAAAAGGATATCCGTGATACTGGATATTCGCTCAGATAACTGGCATGACCTCGTTAAAGGATCATGCCCGTCAAGGTATCCGTTAGGAAGCCTCGACGCCCTGACACACATCTTGAGTCTTGCGGCTCTCGGCGTGTAAAACAAGTCAGGGCCCGACGGGACGACATAGCCGCCAACAGCCAACATCATATCGTAGGTTCCGGGCGTTAATCGGAACCGACGTGGTGACTGGCTAAGGTAGCTGAATCGTCTCGAACACCGTGCAGTTAACACCCCTTGATCAGGGTTGTACCACTCGGGTATGAGGAAGACCTTGGCACCTAAGTAGCTTTTCAACAAGAGAAGGGTTCGGTGGAGGATGAAGTCATGCTTCCCACACCAATCCAGTACCTGGTTGATAGCCACATAGATGTCCGCGGGTGTAGAGAGGTGCTTTACATAAAAGGGTGTAACATCATACCCTTTGTAGTAATCACCCCCACAGCTCTCGCGGAAGGGTCCTTCACTGTAAGACTTGTCGTGGTTAACGACAAGACCAGCGTCGGTGAGTACTTTAGTTAGTGCCACATATTCGTTAGCGGGGACAATGATGTCGTCCCCAAAAACGGCCGTGTCACGCCAGTCGATGAAAAGACTGGGGCCTCCGTTGATACAGCGGAGACCATAAATTAAAGCCACTATAATGAGAGTCATGAGAGGGAATGTAAAACCGTTCCCCATCGTGCTAATCATGTTTAGTGAGATCTCACCATGGCCCTTAACGTCGATGTTCGGGCTCCTTAAACAAACAAGGAGACCGAACCAGTCGCAGGGCATAAGCTGACGTACCAAATTGATGCTGATCATATCAGAAGCGGACTTGAGGTCGATAGTAGCTAAACTACCGTCCAGAGAGCCGCGGAGTGCCATAGCCTTGTTTTTGGGCTGTTGCGTTGATATATCAAGACCAATCATGCGTAAAGCACCTTCTAGGTAACGGCCAGCAGCGAGCTGCATGGCCATCGACCCAGAAGGTTCAATCGCAATGGTACGTACGGTGTCCTCATTTTTCGGGACTGTTGCTAGACGTGAACCATTGACTACGTTGATACCATTACGTGTGCCATCATTGACACAAAAATATGGGTTCAGTAACCGTAGTTTACGAACAAATGGTTCACTAAGAGAGGTGCAGGTCATGGGTTGTTGAATTTTCTGGGCAGCATGGGTACCCTTAACGCCATTACTGGCGCCGGGCCCAAACCTCCAGTTATTAAACAACTCTGACACCAAAAGAGGCGTTTGTATTGCCTCTTCGTCCAGTGTAAGGGTGTAACGCTCGAGTACCGTTGTGATAAAGTACCGAGCATTCGCCAATATACTGGAGTCCAAAGCGAGTCGGGCATGCCCGATCTCATGATTGAGGGTGACAAAGCCTTCAATCGCCTTTGGCTCTAAGGTAGGGTTAAAATAACCCGCGCGCTTTTTTGCGCGTTGCACCTGTCTGTTAACGGCATAAGCTTTTTCCTCGCTTATACCACTAATAGACCGTAACTCTTCTAGCAGGACTGAGAAGAACTCAGTAAGTCTCATCTCGTCCAGGCGCTGTATTGAGCTCATAGGATAACTCCCAATGACACAACGTTAATCAAGAACTAGTATCTACCTGAAGAAGACCAAGTAGACGAGCAACGAAGCGACACAAAGAATGACGCAAGTTGCCAAGTCCAACTTAATCCACATCAGATGATACCGGACACGACAGTAGCCGCGATACCTGATGCTTGTTCCCAACCCACTCCAAAATGGGCTGAAATCATAGCACGCAGATCCTCGGCTTCATAAGTGTCCGCACCAGCCGGAATGTCAATGATGGTAGTGATTTTCGCCACCATTGCACTCTGATTGGCTGCCGGTAGAACGCCTTTACGAGTAATAAGCTTGTAAGTGTTCATCGGCACGTTCTTGATAACGCCAGTTACGGGGTTAGCCTGGGGCAACACCTTTAGGACCGGAGGCCGGAAGAACGAAATACTGAAAGGTTTGCTCACAGTATTCGTATCGACACTGGTCTGGGTCCCACCAAGAGCAGTAACGGCATATTGTTTACCGTTAATGTTAGGTGCTACATCCGTAGTAAGTGTGTATGTCGGGCTAGTCAAGCCAGACACAGTTGCGCCTGTAACGGGCGAGGATGGTGCAAAAGACATGTATGTCTCCCTAGTAAAGTCGCCGTGCGGCGAGGATTAACCGCAAAGCGGCATTACAAAGTTTCCGTCTCAGGAAGAGGGCTCTAAAGCCGCAAGGCTCGTGAACCACTGACAAGGACGGACGCAAGGTTTAAAAGCTTGTTAATTGCATACCCTCCGGTTGCATCGAGGCTCCTGAAATGGAGCCCAATACGAGGGAGGGCGCCTAGGCGCGTGCGCGAGAACTCGAAATAAAAGCCATCACCTTGTTCAAAAATCGACTGGGACGTAACATCAGTCCCAACAGATGGAACGAGGCGAGGAATTATTTGCAAGTTCATGGTATAACGGCGGTCTAACATGAGGAACTTAGTGGCCCCGGAAGGAACCACAAAAGTATCATCGAAGAACGCACCAACATTGGTGAAGTAATCAACGACCCAGGAATACGGAATCAGCTCCCAAGCAACACTCGGGAGCGACTCGAATTCTAGGCCAAGGTGATCACTAATACCATAGTTGTTGGCGGCCTCGACAGCAATGTCGAAGCCGCCAATATACCTGTAAGAGAGCTTGTGGTGTGCAGTGGTAGCGGTACTAATGCTAACACCGTACGCCGACGGCTCACCGGTCTCTTTAAGACTAGAGAACCAGTCCTTACTCGCGGTGCCAGCTATTTTTGCAGTGTGGTCCTTACGATCCAGGTAATCTTGGATACTTAAGGCGATCGTGGCGATATCGTTCACTAGGGGTTTTACCCCAAAGGAAAAATTGAGCCACGCCTCACTTGCATACTTCATAGCTGAGGCCCCATGTGTCTTCCGGATGGAAATAAGGGAATGCAATAAGTCCGTCGCCATCTTGCCAGTGCCAGAGATAGTTTTTCTCAGTTCACGAAGCTCGACAGTAGGGACTATTGCATCCGTCTTTCCATAATGGCCGTTGAGTCTGTTCTTGATGCGGCGTAAAGCCTCATCTCGAAGAGCTGTATCTTCGCCAGAGAACTTAAGAGCATAACCACCACCGAAGTGCGAGGAATGGCTTTCGCCATACACTCGATACGATGGGGTGATAGTTCTTGAAGTACAATGAACGAGATACGAATGCATCCTAAGCCACTCCTTTCGGGAGTAGTTGTTGGTTGCATCAGACCTACGTGCCAACTTGACGCGCCAATCTGGATCTGAGTTAGTAACCCGCTCATTC